GGACAGAACTTGCGGACGGAACTGGGCCAGAGCGGCCTGGACGTTCCCGCCACGCAGACCTCCCGCAGCAGACGCCTTCTGCACGATGGCCTCTTCCCCCTGACGGGTCAGAGCCGCGAACTCAGGGCCGCGCTCAATGGCTGTGATGGCCGCTTGCTGGGCTTCAGGACCAGACACGCCTGCGAGATCCAGTTGCTGACGGAATGCGCCAGTGCCGCCCTCAACGAAGGGCTGGAGAAGACCGCGCACCATGTCGAACTGACGGCGTTGTTCCTCGATGCCAGCGAGAGCGGCTTGGGATTGCGTCTGCGCGGCAGATTTAGCGGCACTCGCCTGCTTACTCCCGCTGATAAGGCTCAGACCGCCAGTGACGGCCGTAACTGGATCAGGCATCTTCAAATTCCTTCTGGTAGTCTTCCATCTTCTCGCCATAGAGCTCCATCACGACAGGAGCCATCTCGACTGCCGTCTCGTAGCCATGGCAGATTTGGACCGCTAGAAGAATGAGATCGTAATATCCGGCACGCCACATGTAGCTGCGGGCGTCAGCAAGACCCTCACGCTCGGCTCGGTCCGAAGCCTGCCACTTCAGAAGTTGCACAGCGACGACCGGCAAAAGCGCGGATGCGTGAGCGACGAAGAACGGGTTCGACGGCATCGCTACCAAAAGCTGGTTCAGCGCTCGATCAAGTTGCGCGCGCGACACTTCATCACCGTCCGCAACATCATCAAGGAACTGTATCGCATCCCACATGCCAAGAAGCCAAGCAACAGCCTGGCTTGGCAGCTCCAGCGTTCCAATCAGATGATGCTCTAGGATTTCACGCACAGGCTCGCCTCTAGCGGAGTTTGCCTGCTGGTAGGCCGTCGTCTCAGCGCCTGCATTATCACACATCTTGTGTTTTTTGTCCACATTTCTCATGTCAGTCTATACCTCTGTGCAATTGCATAAGGATCATAGAAGTCGAAAATATTAAATCTGGATGGGGTATATTCCTGCGCAAATGTCTCTTGCATCTCAGTTGGTCGTTCATTTGGAGCACTTGGCGCACGATCCAGCGGAGATGAAGTCCCAGATCTCGCACCCTCCAGCTCGACCTGCCATGGCTCCCATTCCATAGGAACTGCCAAGCCAAAGCGCGCTGCATTCTCTCGCAGCCATATCGCCTCGCGGCTATTGGGATCGCGCAGCAATCCGCCGCCAGCACCCGCAAAGTCCACAGCAGTGCCTTTGTTGTGCTGCGAACTACCAGGAGGGGCGACCCACTTGCGAGCCTCGGCCTCAGATCCATATTTCTTCAGCGCGGCGTCATAGAGCGCAGCTTGCACCTCAGGCGACCGATAGGCAGACGTGATCCGAAGTGCGCCCTGACCAAGCTCCTCTTCTGCGGCCATCAGCATCTGCGCCAGTCGCACCTGCATGTCAGGATGCAGCCCAGTGAAGCTGTCAGGGCGAGCCGAAGCGCCACCGACTGCGTATTTCGACCAGTCGATCATCAGTCATCCTCCTCCCATGCCTGACACGAACGCAGGTTGTGATGCCTTTTCAGGCCCAAGCTGCCACTCGTCGATCACCCGCTGCCGGTTCTTCTTGTTCTCGGACGTGCTGACGATCTTCATCATTGGAATGCCAATTTCGATTTCCATGCTCGCGCCTCCTTACAGCGTGATCTCGCGCCCTGAAGCACGAATAGTCAAAGTGGTGGCCGCGCTGGCCGTTGTCGAAATGTAATCAGCATCGAGCAGAACGTGCCCCACAAGCTCCGGGCAGGTGTAGCACTCACCGACCTCGATATTGCGCGCGTTGATGATCCGGTTTGCTGTCGAAGCTGTTCCAAGGTTGGTAACCACGTTGACGGTGATTGTCGCGGCCGCAGCGCCATTGTTGGTCACGGTGAACTTGTCCACGATCGCGTTCACGCCATCGGCCGTGTATTGCACGGTGTTGGTGGCCTCAGCGAGCTTTGGCTCGATCAGAACTGCTGGAGTGATGGTCATTGCTGCACCTGCGAAATTGCCAGAATGATTGCCGGCGATGCCGGTGAAAATGCTGTCGCCGCCACGGTATCGATCGTCACGGCGGTATCTGTCGCTCCGAATGCCATCTCGACGTAATCAAGAGCGGCAAGCGAAACAATCGCGGTAAGCGCCAGCGTGACGTATCCGTTATTGATGTCGCTCGTGATGACACGGCTTGAGTTTGGAATGTCGGTGCCATTCTTTCGGAACCAGACATAGACGTTCTTCGCAGAACTGTTTCCGCTAGTGATCTGAACGCGAGCCTCAATCTGATAAAGCCCAGCCTCTGGAACAATGATCCGGGATGCGGGCGTTCCGATCGTGATGCCGTTGGAAATGTCCTCATTGTCGAATGTCAGAGTATATGCGGTATTTGTCGCCGCAGGAGACTGATCTGTCGTCTTGCTAAACACGCCATAATAGCGCTGTTGCTCGATGGTCGGACGGACAAAGATCACGCCTGCACTTGCATCCGAAACCAAACATGCCGCGACAGGGATCACGTTGTTTGGAGCGGTCGGCTTCACGTTCGTCAATGCGCCAGCCGTAGTAGGTGAGGCGTAGAGCACATCACCAACAGAAAAAGCGCTGGTGTCTACGTCACGAACGAAGCCCCAAACCGTCGCGTATCCTTTCTCGCCACTGTCTGGCAGGTCGTGGGTCATGACGCCAAGGATGTTCAGAGAGGACTGCGACCCATCAGCAAGATATGGAGACACCAAAAGCGCATTTGATGTTGCACCAGCAAAGCCAACAACAGTTCCGTTCGGAATGGTCACGCCTGTCGTGTTTCCAACGCGCGCGAACCATTCAAGCCCTATCTGCTGAATGACGCCATATTCCATACCAAGGTCGCCGGTTTGATCGCTGTCATTCCAAGATAGACGACCCATTTTGGCAACATGCGGAGCAATCCGACGAAGATCAATGTAATCGAATGTCGCGCTGTTTGACTGATATGCTTCTGCCTTGTTCGCCGCAACGCCAGCATCAAATGCAGCATTCTTGATCAATTCAGTGAGTGTGGCAATGTCTTCCGGTGTCAGCTCACCAGCCACGATAAATAAGCGCTCAAGCGCCTTGATCATCTCTGGATCATTGCTGGCGATCTTTGCGATCTGGTTTCTGGTTGGGACGTTTGGATCAGCCATCAGAATGCCAGCGGTTCAATCCGCGCCTCCAATGCTGCAATCGCCAAGTGCGCGTCAGAGGTGCCACGGAAACGCTGCATCCGCATGTTTCGCATATACCCCTGCTGCATCCACATCAGGCGCTTGTTGCGCTCACCCGTCTTCCCAGCACGGATCGGCTTTTCCACGCTCCAGGTCACGCCATCCACGCTGTATTGCGTCCAGATCGTGGGATCGACGCCAAACGCCGTGGAGCCCGTCAGGCAGACCAGCTCAAGATCGTGGAAGATAGCGCCCTGCCCCTGATTGTAGACGATCAGCGTGCCGAACTCCCATCCAACCGTCTCGCCCCAGTGCGTAGAAACATCTTCGCTTAGGTAGCCGAACTGGTTCGTGTTTGGATGGCATACGTTCCAGCGGTCGTAGCCCCAGATGCAGGTGCAGGCGTTCCAGATCCCGTCACCGACCAGGGTCGAAGACAGGGTGAACCAAACCGGCAAAGAAAGCGCTTGCGTTCCTGCGCCATCGAACACCAGCGTGTGACGTGGCAAGTGAACGATCAGGTGCATGTGAGCCTGATTGATGCGCTCCTCAAGGAAAGCAACGGAAAGCTCCTCCTCGGTGTATGTCTGTAGGATCTCCTCGATCTCACGGGTGGAGATCTTCTGGGCGTTACCGTTTGCACCGAGATAGATGCCAGGCGCCTCATTGCGGCCGCCACCCAGGAAAGCGATGTTGTCCATGAAGACGCAGCACGCGTGCGTTCCAACACAGCCCTTCTGGATCTGAGCGCCAGGGATGCGCTGGAATGGAAAGCCAGTGGTTCCCACGTTGTCGAAGACTTCGATCGTGTATCGGTTCAGCGCATAAATTTCGTTGCGCAGCTTCAGCAACGCTTCCACTGGGTCAGGGTCAGCTTCCGAAGAACCATACTTCAGCGGGTTCACAGCGAACGGATCATCAAGATCAGTCACCACCAGAAACTCTCCATCGGTGGTCATGTAATACCCATCGACCCAGACAACATCCAAAACAGTGCCAAGATCGGGGTCGGTGACTTGCGCCAGTGTGGTTCCGTCATACAGATACAAGCGACCGCCAGAAGCGATCGCCAGATATGTGAAGCCGTAATCGAACGTGACGCGACCACCAGTGCCAACATCGCCGATCTCGGTCACGGTGCTGTCAGCTGCGATCGAGACAAGCTTTGTCCCCATCACGCGATAGATCGTGCCGTTCCAGTTGATGCCGCCCCGATTGATGCCTGGGCCGGTCCCTGCTTCCACAATGCCATCAGCGGGCCGAAGGTAGCCCGCTGAAATGCCTGTCTGCTTCGGAACCGGAACGAGGTTCTTTGGATAGGACGTTCGGAAGTCTGGTGAGGCGTCCGCGTAGATGCCGTTCAGAATGGGGATTTGCATG